GGAAACAACAAAGGTTGCCCTGTATGTGAGGGTAACAAGATGCACAAGCACAACAAAAAGAAAGAGTTACCAGAACTACCTCTAAATTCGCCTAAATCCTCCTAACGTACCGTTATAGCAAACCACAAAATTATGAGCAAATATAACTCAGTATTGGGAGCTTCCTTTGGGATTTCCCAAGGACTCCTTTCGCATCTCGATAAGCTTTTTCCTGACACGCTACCAACCCACAAGATCACTGTAGAAGAATTACGGTACTTACAAGGTCAGCGTAGAGTCGTTGAGAAACTTATAGAGATTTCAGAAGAAGATTTCACTAACAACGAGGAGTAGACCAGATAATGTGTTTATTCGATAGCCCGAAACCAACACCGCCTCCAACACCCCCAGCACCAGCTAGGGCACCTGCATCTCTTGATTTATCAGACATGGAGCAAACACCTTCTAGTGCGCGTAAGCGTAGTGCTAAAGGTAAACGCGGTGTGCGTAACAAACGAAGCACCACAGGACTTACTGTAGGTGGTACTAGCTCACCTAGTTTAAATATTCCCAGCAGTAGTAAGGGGAACTCCTAATGTGTGGCGCGGGAGGAGGAGGTGGTAACTCAGGAGGAGGCGGTGGTGGAGGCGGTGGTAACAGGAAAGCCGCACCTGTAAAGAAGAAGACTTTATCATCTATCTTCACACCTACAAAAGCATCCATTGCTAAAAACAAAATAGCAGGTGCTAAATTCACAGCAGCCCAGAAAGCTAAAGGAATAGGCGTAGCTCGTTCCAACATCACAGGCTCAAATGGTAAGGCTATTAAAGGCGTTGCTAACTCTGAGACTAACCCTGCGTTAGTTAAGTTGGCTAAACGAGGTCTAACAGGTGCGTCAGGTCTTAAAGAACTCTCACGTCAGCAAGCAGCTACCTTAGATAAAGACACAAGCTTTAGCGGTATCTGGAAGTCAATTAAGTCTGGTGAGAAGCATGAGCCTGTCCAGAGCTTATTAGAGTTTGGTAAAGCCAACAAATATAGGAAGGGCAGTGGACATCCTAGTGCATTAGCCAAGCCTGCTAAGACAGTAACCAAAACAGAAACTGCTAAACCTACTATTCAAACCACTATCCCAACCACAGGCTCTAATCAAGGTACAGCCCCTTCTTCAGGTGGCGCTGCTGCTGGAAACAGTGTACAGCCAGAGAACCTAAAGAACATGCTTGCTATTAAGAAGAACAAAAGTCGTGCAGGTAAGCGAAGTGTACGCAACAAGCGCACTGGCGGTGGCATGAACTTCGGTGGTGATGGTGTAGGTTTAAACATAACAACTTAACAAAAGAGAATGATTAGCTATGCTACCAACACAAGGAGCAGTAGCTAAACGTTATACACAACTAGAAAGCGACCGCACTTCCTTCCTCACAAGGGCAAGAGAAGTTGCTGAACTTACTATACCTACCTTAATGCCCCCTGAAGGTCATTCTGGTTCTTCTGTCTTTAATACTCCCTACCAATCAATAGGAGCTAGAGGTGTTAATAACTTAGCCTCTAAGCTTCTGATGACATTACTCCCACCTAACTCCCCATTCTTTCGCTTGACGATGGATGACTTTGATCTTCAGAGTCTTGCAGGGGACGATGCTAGGGGTAAGGTAGAGGAAGCATTAGCTCGTATTGAACGAGCAGCAATGCAGGAAGTGGAAGCCACAGCTATTCGAGTGCCTGTATTTGAAGCACTTAAGCAACTTATCACAGCAGGTAATGTGTTAATACATATGCCTAAAGATGGTGGTGTCCGTGTATTTCGTTTAGATCGTTACGTATGTCAACGTGACGCTATGGGTAATATCTTAGAGATTATTACCAAAGAAACAGTAAGTCCTCTTATGCTTCCCGAAGCAGTCCAAGAGTTGCTTACTAAACCTTCAGAAGAGTCTCAGATGAAGTCTGTTGACCTCTATACCAACGTTAAGCGTATAGGTACTCAATGGAAGGTTCACCAAGAAGTTGAAGGACAGGTTATACCTGAGTCACTGGGTTCATTCCCATTAGATAAGACTCCCTTCATGGCCTTACGTATGGTTCGTATAGATGGTGAATCGTATGGACGTGGCTACGTTGAAGAGTTCATAGGTGACTTAAGCTCACTAGAGACTCTTACCAAAGCTATCGTACAAGGTGCAGCAGCAGCAGCTAAAGTTCTCTTCTTAGTTAAGCCTAATGGTTCCACTAAGCAGAAGGTATTAGCTCAGACACCTAACGGTGGTATTGCTACTGGTGATGCGAATGACGTATCTGTCCTACAGCTAGAGAAGTATAACGACTTCCGTGTTGCTCAAGACACAGCTAGAGAGATTACTGAACGCCTTGCCTTCTCATTCCTTATGAACTCTTCAGTTCAACGTAAGGCTGAACGTGTGACTGCTGAAGAAGTACGTTACATGGCGCAAGAGCTTGAGTCAGCATTAGGTGGTGTCTATTCCATACTATCCCAAGAGTTCCAGTACCCAATGGTTACGTTGCTTCTTAGTCGTATGGAAAAGAGCGGCAAGATGCCTAAGTTCCCTAAAGACACCCTAAAGCCTCAGATCGTTACTGGTATGGAAGCTTTAGGCCGTGGTCAGGACTTGAACAAGCTCTCTCAGTTACTTCAGATGCTACAACCATTAGGCCCAGAGATTATACAAAGAGAACTTAACATTGACGATTACATCGACAGGTTAGGCGCATCTCTAGGTATTGATACGAACGGCTTAATTAAGTCCCCTGAACAGAAGCAAGAAGAAGCTCAACAGGCACAGCAAGCTCAACAGCAACAGCAGATGATGCAAATGGCTGAGAAAGCTACAGGCCCAGCAGTACAGGGAATGATGAAGCAACAACAAGAACAGCAACAAGGTAGTGAACAATAATGGCAATCCGAACACGTAACGGCAAGCTCTTAAAGGTGGGTGGTAAGGCCGTAAAAAGCAAAGGCTTAAGTGCCAAGCGTAAAGCTGTAGCTACTACAAGTAGTAAAACAGTAGGTGACTCTCATCCGAATGCGGGTAAGAGTAAAGCAGCCACTAAGTACACACGTCCAATCAAAGACGTTAATGGTACTCACCGTACTGCTAAACCTAAAGTTCTTAAAGACGGCTCTAAGGTTGGGCCTGCTGGTGAACGACATGGTTCAAGTAAAACTTCTACCAGTTTAAAAGGTTCTATTAAGAACATCCTTAAGTTTGGTAAGTCAGCTTTGAACCCTCTGCTTATAGCACTACAGTCTGAGAAGTTAGGCGGTGGTACGGACATGATTGACCCTAAGAATCCTCCTAAGTTGTACTCTGGATTTAAGGCTGCGGAAGTTGCTAAGAAGGTAGCACCTGCTAAGAAGAAGAAGAAGGAAGAACCTGCTAAGAAAAAAGCAGCAACACCTACAACTTCTTTTGGAGCAGCCTTCAAAGCAGCTAAGAAAGCAGGTGAATCTAAGTTCAAGTGGAATGGTAAGTCCTACTCCACAGCCACTAAAGATGACGTAAAGAAATCTAAAAGCAAAGACCTACGGCAGCACTTAAATAAAGCAGAAGGTAAGAAACCCACTTCCTTCGGTGATGCTTTTAAAGCAGCTAAGAAAGCAGGCAAAGCTACTTTTAATTTCAAAGGAAAAGTCTACTCAACAAAGACTAAATAATAACCTACCTTACCTCGGAGACAGATAATAATGGTAGATGCAGTTAACACATACGAAGAAAGCGTTGAGGATGGTCAACATACATTAAACATGCTTGAGAAAGCTGAACGGTTAGAAAACCCTAATGTATCAGACCGTCCTGAATGGCTACCTGAGAAGTTTGATTCTGTAGAAGATATGGCTTCAGCCTACACTTCACTAGAGCAGAAGATGGGTTCACAGGATGAGCAAGAAGAAGAGCAAGAAGAAGAGTTAGAAGAAGGCGGTGTAGAAGAAATTGCTAATGAACTTGAAGAACGAGGTGTTGATTTTGACGCTCTATCTGATGAGTTTATGGAGCATGGAGGTCTAACCGAAGAATCTTACGAAGCCTTACTCGAAGCAGGTATTCCACGCAACATGGTCGATCAGTTTATTGATGGACAACAAGCAGTGGCTTTACAAATGCAGCAACAAGCCTTTGAACAGGTAGGAGGCCAAGAGGCATATGAAGATATGGTTAATTGGGCTTCTGAAAGTTTACCTGAAGCTTCTATAGATGCGTTTAACGATGCAATGAATAGCGGCAACAGTGAGACAGCAAACCTAGCGATACAGGGATTACAAGCGCGATACCGTTCTGTTAATGGAAGTGAACCAACACTTGTCATGGGCGAGACTAAATCCGTAACAGGTGGGGTCTTTGATTCTGCCGCCCAACTGACCGCAGCAATGCGTGACCCAAGGTACAGCACAGACTCTGCATATCGACAGGAAGTAGCTTCTAAATTATCAAGAAGCAACGTTCTGTAGGTTCTGTCTCCGCAGACTTTACACCCACCAAGCTCGCATTACTGGGCCTCTGGTGGGTTTTTTCGTTTCTATATACAAACAAGCGACAAATTACTCCAAGTATCTATCGACCCTCTGCGGAGGACAATCTTTAAGGGAAAGGAAGTGACAAGTAGCTGAGTGAACAATGAAACACATAACTCAACAACTTTAAAACTTTACTTTAAATAGGTACATATAACATGGCATTACCACATCAAGCACCATCACGTTTAGGCCAAACTAACGCAGCAGGAGATGATCGTTCATTATTC